AAGATTCACGCCTCGAGCGAGTCCTCGAAGCCGTCTCCCACCAGATCGACTCCTACTGTGATCGCCATTTCTGGCAAACCGACCCCGCCGCTGTCCGCCATTACACAGCGACTTGCTACGACGAGCTCTGGATCGATGACGCCATCAGCATCACGACCGTCAAACTCGACGAGGGCGGCGACGGAACCTACGAGACCACCTGGATCCTCACTACTGACTATCTCCTCGAACCCTACGATGCGGCTGAGTATCAGAAGCCGTATACGCGGATCGTCACCGCCAGCCGCTCCGCGAAACGCTTCCCGCTCGACATCAGACGCGGTGTTGAGGTGACGGGCGTCTTCGGCTGGCCCGAAGTGCCGCCGCCGGTCACGGAAGCCTGTCTGCGGCAGGCAGCGCGGCTCCACAAACGCTCCGAGGCCGTCTTTGGCGTCGTCGGCGCGCCGACCTTCGAGGGGACTCCTACGAGGCTCCTGGCGCGTCTGGACGCGGATGTGGAGATGCTCCTCGCGCCCTATCGGCGGACCGTTATCGGTGTCGCCTAGATGCCCACCCAAGGCGATCTTGACGATATACGCAACGGCATCGCCACAGCCCTCACCACGATCGGCGGATTGCGTGCCTCAGCGGACCTCGGCGCGACGATCAATCCGCCGATCGCGCTCGTCGCCTTCCCCGACCCAATCGAATACGACCAGACCCTCGGTCACGAAAGCGATGTCTACACGATTCCCGTCCAAATCTTCGTCGCTACCTCGAACATGCGAGCTGGGATCCTCAAAATGACCGGTTACCTCGACAAGACCGGCACGAGCTCCGTCAAGGTAGCGATCGAGGCCGACTCGACCTTGGGTGGCGCCTGCAGCTCACTCCGCGTCCTCCGCGCCCGCGCGACCGGCCTCGTCGATGTTGGAGACGTCCCCTACTTGGTCGCGACGTGGGACGTCGAAGTCTATGCATGAGGGAGCCCGCGCCTTCATCGCTCAGCAGGCGTCCCGCTACGCGCCCTACGAGCGCGTTCTAGAGATCGGCAGCCGCAACGTGAACGGCTCGGTTCGCGAATACTTCCAAGCCGGCGTGTATCTCGGGATCGATCTGCTGGCCGGCGATGGTGTCGACATCGTCGCCGACGCTGCGAAATGGCAGCCGAATGGGCAGTTTGATGCGATCGTCTGCTGCGAAACGTTCGAACACACGCCCGAGTGGCCGACGATCGTCCGCAACATCTCGCTCTGGCTTCGACCAGGCGGTATTGCGCTGCTTACGATGGCTTCGACCGGTCGCGCCCCCCATTCGGGTGTCGACGGTGGCCCAGTTCGCCCCGGCGAGTTCTACCAGAATGTGGAACCAGAAGAGCTCGCTGCCGTCTGCGACGGGTTCAACCTCAACGTCACACTCGACACGAGTACGCCTGGCGACTTGTACGCGATATGCGTGTCCTAACCGTCGAACCCGGCCCACACTTCTCAGTCGCCGACGTGCATCGAGGCTGGCGACGCGCATTACGCCGACTCGGCTGCGACGTCGTGAACTTCAACTTCGAGGACCGCCTCGAGTTCTACTCGCAAGCAACGTTCGAGCGAGACGGCGAATATCAAAAGGCGCTCAACGGACAACAAGCCATCCTGTTCGCCGCGAAAGGCATCGAAGTCGCCGCCTTCGAATGGTGGCCCGACGTCGTCTTCATCACGAGCTGCTTCTTCGTCTCCCGCTTCATCCTTGAAGTCTTACGCGACCGCGGCATGAAAGTCGTCCTCCTCCTCACGGAAAGCCCATATGAGGACGCCGGTCAGCTCGAACGCGCAGCCTTCGCGGACCTTGTGCTCCTCAACGATCCGACGAACCTCGACCGATTCCGCGACATCAACCCCAACACGCACTACTCGCCCCACTGCTACGACCCCGACATCCACTATCCACGCGCCGCCGACCCAGAACGCGCCTCTGATTTCTGCTTCGTCGGTTCAGGCTTCCCCAGCCGCATTAACTTTCTCGAGCGAATCAACTGGAGTGACATAGACGTCGTGCTCGCCGGTAACTGGCAAGCCCTCACGCAAGACTCGCCACTTCGCTCCTACGTGATTCATCCGGTCGAGAATTGCATCGACAATACCGAAGCCGTTGCCTTCTACACGTCCACCAAGGCCAGCGCGAATATTTATCGTCGTGAGAGGCTCGAAGGTGACACGGCGGATGGATGGGCGCTGGGGCCACGCGAAATCGAACTCGCCGCTTGCGGAACTTTCTTCCTCACAGAACCACGCGGCGAGAACCGCGAAATCTTACCCATGATTCCCACGTTTCGCGGACCGGAAGACTTCGAAGAGAAGCTTCGCTACTACCTCGCCAATGAGGATGAGCGAGCCGCGATCAGTCAGAAGGCGCGAGAAGCGGTTGCGGATCGCACCTTCGATGCGGCTGCCGCTCGAGCATTGAGTCTGCTCTAGCTTCGCGAACGGTTCGCGAAGTCTCCCTTGAAAGGGGGCGATTCCCATCGCAAGCCCAATCCACGGTCGAAAAGGACGACTCTACGTCGCTATCGCAAGCGGCGGCAGTGCCGAACCCGTCGCCAACTTGAACTCGTGGAGTATGAGCGCTGAGACCGAGAAGGTTGATACGACGGTCTTCGGTGACTCGAACAAGACGTACGTGTCGGGACTGCCCGACGCGAGTGGCGATTTCGCCGGCTTCTACGACACGGCGAGTGCGCAGACGTACACGGCTGCGAGTGATGGTGTGGCACGCAAGTTTTATCTTTATCCAAGTACCGACTCTGTTGGCACGTTTTGGTCTGGCACGGCGTTCTTCGATTTCCGTGTCGAAGGTTCCACGACCGACGCTGTCAAGCTCTCGGGAAGCTGGCAGGCCGCAACCGCGGTCACCAAGACCGGCTAGTGATCAAAGGAATCAAGGTTGAGGGCGTGCGAGAGCTCAACCGAGCTCTCGCCGCCGCAAACAAAGAATTCCCGAAACGGATCGCACGAGCCAACAAGGCGATCGGCGATCTGATCATCAGTCGCGTCTTCCCGCAGCCGCGATCATCGGGAGCCGGCCGTGGTGCGGCTCCTCGAGCAACCGCGTCGCGTAACTTCGTCGCGATTCGAGCCGGACGCACAGAACGAAAACACTACGTCCAACAATGGGGTACACGGTACGTGCCGCGAGATAATCCACGCCCCTACATCCTGCGAGCCGCTCAACGATCCGTTCCAGATATCGAGCAACGATATCTGGACGGCATCGAAACGGTCCTGAGACAAATCTCAGACCAATAGGAGGAGCGTTCTTTATGCCTGAGGAGGATCCGCCGCAGGATCCAAAACTGTCGATGGAAATCGACGGGAAACGACAGATCATTCGGCTCATGGATTTTCGAGGCACGGATGATCGGTTGTTGCGTAACGAGATCGGCATGACTGTCCACGAAGCCTGGCAGGAGATGAGCAAGGGAGCTCTCGACGCTACTGCCGGGCTTCTTTGGTTGATGCGGCGTCGCAGCGAACCGAATCTCACGTTCGAGGAGGTCAACAGTTCGATCAGTTTCCGCGAGTATCTCTCGGTTCGTGACGGTGCGATCGATGAGATGGAGAACGAGCGCGCCGAATTCGATGGCCGCGAGCCGGAGGCTGTTTCTGCTGACCCCCAAGCATAAGGCGCGACCTGGCTGCTGAACTGCCAGCGTTCGCGCACATCTTCGGCATCCTACCCTGGAAGATCGACGAACTCTCATTCCGCGAACTCAAGTTCTTCCGCGACTATCTAGACACTCTCAACGGCGGGACCTAGCGTGCCACGAGGCGTCCTCACAGTACGCGTCATCGGCGATAGCAGCGACCTCGATCGAACCTTCGATCGAGTCGGATCGACTATCCAACGCGCCAGTCGAAGCATCACGTCTGCTGGTCGCGCGATGACACTCGGCCTAACGGCGCCCCTTGTCGCAGTCAGCGGACTCGCGTTGAAAGCCGCGATTGGTTTCGAGGACGCGTTCGCGGGTGTTCGCAAGACTGTCGACGCAACGGAAGCGCAGTTCGCCGAGCTGAGTACGGGTATCCGCAACATGGCTAAGGAGATTCCCGCGTCCGCGTCGGCTATTGCGGGTGTCGCTGAAGCAGCCGGCCAACTCGGCGTTCAACGTGACGCGATCCTCAGCTTCACGCGCGTCATGGTCGACCTCGGCAACACGACGAACCTCTCTGCGCAAGAAGCAGCTGATTCGCTGGCGCGCCTCGCGAACATCACCCAGTTGCCGCAAAGCCAATTCGATCGGCTCGGCTCCACCGTCGTTGATCTCGGCAACAAACTCGCCACAACCGAAGCCGAACTCGTCACCATGGGTCTCCGCATCGCGGGTGCCGGGAAGCAGATCGGCCTCACGGAAGCGCAAATCCTCGGTTTCGCCGGCGCGCTCTCCTCCGTCGGGATCGAAGCTGAAGCGGGGGGTTCGGCGATCAGTCGTGTTTTCATCAAGATCGCCAGCGCTGTCGCCACTGGCGGCACGCAACTCGAGGACTTTGCTCGCGTCGCAGGAACCAGCGGAGAGAACTTCCGCGAATCCTTCGGCACCGACGCGGCGGGCACAATCATCACGTTCATCGAAGGTCTTAACCGAATGGCGACAAGCGGCGAGAACGTCTTCGGTGTTCTCGAGGATCTCGGTCTCAGCGAGATCCGCGTCCGTGACGCGCTCCTCCGCGCTGCCGGCGCCGGTGACTTGTTCCGACAATCACTCGAGATCGGGTCGACGGCCTGGAAAGAAAATACGGCACTCACCAACGAGGCACAGAAACGCTACGCTACCGTCGCATCGCGCCTCCAAGTTCTTCGCAACCAGCTCAACGATGTGGCGATAACGATCGGCGACGCGCTGATGCCCACATTCAAGCAACTCCTCGAGCGTGGGGCAGCGATCCTCGACTTCGTGAAAGACCTCGCTGCGAACTTTGCGAACCTGCCCGAATCGACGCGAACTCTGATTATCGGGATCGCGGGGATCGGCGCTGCTATCGGCCCGATCCTATTCGTTCTCGGAAAATTCGTGGGTGGCATTGCTGAGATTGGAATCGCGTCGAATGTTTTGACGGGTGGCCGCGGCCTGCCGCTCCTCGGAGGACTCTTCCGAGGACTCGTCTCACCAGTCGGTCTCGCAGTCACCGCACTCGTTGGCTTGGGGGCGGCAAGCGAGGAAGGTCGCGCCGCGCTCGCCGACATCGGACGGACGATCGCTGACGTCATCAAAGACCTCGCGCCTGTCGTCAACGAATTGTTGAAGTCTCTACAACCCGTCGCCGCTCTCCTCGCCCAACTCGCTTCGATCATTCTGCCGCCCCTCGCAGCAGTATTGCGTGGGATCGCTACTGCTCTGACGACCGTCGCCGACGTAGCGGGTCCGCTTGGCACGGTCGCGCTGGTCGTTCTTACGAAACGGTTCCTTGATCTGCGTGCGGCTCTTATCGCGACACAAGCCGCTGCGGGGCTATCGGGCATCGGCGCGGTCTTCGGGAAGATGGGCGCCACCGGACAAGCTCTCGGTACGACATTGGCATCTCTTGGCCGGATCGCGACGAGTGCAGCGATCCCGCTCGCTGCGCTAGTAGGAACGATCGCTATCGAAGGTATCCAGAATTACAGTCGCTTCAAAGATGCAACGAAGGGGTTCAGCGCAGCCCTCAAAGATGGCGCGATTGATGCGTCGAAGTTCGTCAACGCGCTCAAGACGAAGAACTTCAAGGCCGCAAGCGACGAGACGCAACGCTTGGCGGAAGCGCTCGGTATCGAGCTGCCCAAAGGGCTAACCCGAGGTCATACGGCGTTCCAGATCCTCGAAGACGCGCTCGATAAAGCCCGCGCGACTGTGAGAGCGCAAGCCGACGAGATTCTCACCGCCGGCGAAGATAACGTGCGCGCAGCCGTCGATTACAAGCTCGCCGCTGGCGATATTAAGGGCGCGCAGGATCTTATTAACTCGGCGATCGCGGTCCGTGGCGACGCGGCTCGCGCCTTCAAAGAATCACAGATCGGCTCGATCGAAGACGTCAATAATGCTCACTATCGCCACGCGCGTGTCGTCGGCGAAACCGCGGCAAGTGTCATCGGCGATCTTGAGGCACAACAAAAGGCGGCGGAAGAGCTCGCCGAAGGCGTACGCAAAAGTTTCAATCCGCTCGGCGCTGCGCTTAGCGATCTCGCTGGGAAGGCGCGGGCGACGGGTCGCGAGATCATCAAAATCTTCACCGATCAACTCAAGGCGCAACTCGAGTTCAATCAGAACATCGCGACCCTGATCGCTCGTGGCGCTCCACAGGCACTGATCGATCAGTTGCGCGAGATGGGACCGGCGGGCGCTGCGGCAGCGAAACAGCTAGCGAGTTCGTCGGCCCGAGTCTTCAACGAGGTCACTTCGCTCGCGAGCCGAATGTCGCGTTCCGTTGAAGACGCGATCGGCATCTTCCAAGGATTCGGCGAGGCCGTCAGTCAGTTGACGGGACCGCAACGCGAAATCGTCATCAAGGCACTCATGGACGGCGCGAGCGTCGAAGAAGTCCAACGATTCATCGCAGGCGTGCAAGAGCCGAAGATCGCTGAGATTACCGCAAAGATGCTCAAGGACGGTCGATCGTTCAGCGATGTGATGCGCGCGATCCAGCTGCTCATTAAGTACCCTGACGATCATAAGGCGATCATCAAAATGCTTCACGATCGTGTGTCATTTGGCGCGATCGAGAAGAAGATCGCGGAGGTCGTACGGAAACGAAACATTCCGGTGACGGTGATCGTCACCGGAATCTCAATCTCCCGCCAAGCAACAGGTCGACTGCTCGCCATTCTCAAAGGCGACGTCGCGGCAGGTGCGGCCGCTGAAGGTGCGATCGTTGGACGACCACGAGTCATGCTTGTCGGCGAGGGCCGCGAGAAAGAGGCGATCATTCCCGCGAGCGTCCTCGAGTCGATCGCTGGCGCGGGTGCTCTCAAGCAGTTGAAGCAGATGGGGATCCGCGAGTATGCGCGCGGCGGTCCTATCCGTAAAGGTGAACTCGGCTTGGTGGGGGAGAAGGGCGCGGAGCTCTTTGCGCCAACCACGAGCGGTCGCATTCTCAGCAATAAGGAGCTTCGTACGTTGGCGCGGAGTGGCGACTCGTATCAGATCACGGTCGTGAGTCCTTCACCGAACCGGGTTGGCGAAGACTTGCCTCGTATTTTGCGACTGCATCGTTTCTTGCGTGGACACAGTTAGCGATGCCGGACCTCATTACGCGTACCGAGTACGTTGAGATCAACAGTGTGCCGCTCGCGACGCCCGCGTGGATCGTCCTCGATACATCGCCCCTCTGGGATACGCCACCCGTCCGAGGCACCGATCGAATCGTTCCGTACACGGTTGGGCAGACGCCCCTCAAACGCATCTACGACGCGCACCGCTTCACGCTTCCCATGGTCATCCACGGCGCCCAAGACCGCACCGGCACGTTCTATTCAGACGTACGCGTCGGCCTCTACACGAACGTTCAAGAGCTCATCACGGCGGTCGTCGACCCGGAAGCGACAGCCGAACCGGGACTGAAAGTTATCACTCTGCACGCTCCCGGCGGCGTCACCCGCACCGGAGATTGTCTCGTCATCCCACCCCTGCACATCGGCGCCAACCTGGGACGTACAGCGGTACGCGCTGCGCTTGACATCATCATCCCCGCCGGCGTCCTCACATGACGATCACACTCAAGATCTACGACGGCACAGCACCAGCTACGCTGCTTGCCGAAGTCACCACAGCGAACAATCGTCGCTGGCTCCACCAACTCAACGATTCAGGCGTCGGACAATTCAACTTACACGCGAACGATGCAGCACTCACAGCGAACCCTGACTTGCTCGCCTACGGCAATATCGCGCGGTTCGCCGAAGACGCCACTGATCGGTTCGCGTTCCTCATCGAAGACCGCGACATCGCACCAGCCGGACCCGGCGAAGAAATAGACCGTGACTGGGCTGTTTCAGGACGAGGCGTTCTCGCGTTGCTCGAGGATGCGGTCGTCTATCCGGAGACGGCGCTGGTTGCGAACACTTCTCGTCAGCGGCGTTTCGACTTCACCGCGATCGCCTACGACGACACGACCTGGGTAGCTGCTACTGAGATCCAACGACAGGACGCGGGTACTCCGTTCACGCGTTACAATGGCTATCCCGGTGGCTGGCCCGACGGCGCTGCGTACTGGATTTGGAGTCAGGCTCTTTCACCACCGGGGCCGACGGGAACGCATCCTGCGGGAACGAGCTATTTCCGCAAACAATTCACGCTCGCTAGCGCTTCTGATATTGCGATCTTCGCTAGCGGCGACAACGGCTTCCGCTTGTGGCTGGACGGCGAGATCATCCTCGAGGGAACCGAAGACCTCTACGTTTGGCAGCGCACGTATCGCATCAACTTAGTGCTCCAAGCCGGCACGCATCAGCTCGTCGCCGAGGGCACCAACAAACCGAAAGCCGATGGTTACTCGGGGCCGGGTGGCGTCTTGGTTTCCGTCATGGAAATCGATGTAACCGCAGCGCCGACGGGTGTCGTGTTCGCGCGCACGAACAATACGTGGAAGGCACTCGATTACCCTGCCGACGTGCCCGGCATGGGCTTAGGAACGATCCTCCGAATCCTCGTTGAGGAGGCTCAGGTTCGCGGCGCGCTTACGGGCATCACGCTCGGCTTCGCTGACCTTACTGACTCTAAGGGCGCCGCGTGGAGTCAAGATCCCGACATCGCACTCGACATCGGCACGTCACTCCTCGACGTCGTTGAAACGTTCGTCGAGCAGTTCATTGATATTGAGATGACGCCCGCGCTCGAGTTGCGTGCTTATAACAAGGGGACGCTCGGTGATGATCTCACCGGAAGCGTCACCCTCGAGATCGGCACTCACTTCGAGGATTTGCGATCGGACGGGCAAGGGCATTTAACGAATTCGGTGCTCGCTCGAGACAACACGGGCCTGTTAACCGTGAAGGAAGACGCGGCGAGTCTGGCCGCTCGCAAACGTCGCGAAGTCTATGTGGAGCTCGCGACGGCTCCAACCGAGCCACGCGCCCAATTGATTAGCGATGAGATTCTCGTCGAGTTCGCCGCCCCCTCAATCCAAGTCACTGGGAAAGTCGTCAAGGACTCGGGTGTTTATACGACGTGGGGTCCTGGCGATATGGTGACTGCACCCGATTCGCGTGGCGATCCTACCGCTACGAATATCGTTTCGATCGCGGTCGAAGAAGACGAGGCTGGGAATCCGATCTATTCGATCGAGGCGATGCAGACCGATGCCGCCCCGTAAAATTCGACGCACTCCGGGGGAGCGCTCGCAGCGATCAATTGCCCGGATGAGTGCCGGCACGGCAGCGGGTCGCATCGAATCCGCGTCCCCCGTGCGCCTCTCCTCGAAAATCAATGCTGGCGGCGCGCGAGGTCGAGGCTTACTGTTTCATATTCCTGGGGCGGTTGCGACAGGAACATACGAAGCGTACTTCCCCTCGTACGCGTCGACGATCTCGAGCATACGGATCAGCGCAGACACGCCACCATCGGGCGGTAGCTGCGTCGTCGACTTCCTAATCAACGGCACGAGCGCGTACCCGACCTCCGCGAAGCCGACGATCACATCCGGGAACAGCTACAGCACGTTGACCACTCCGGACGCCAAATCATTTGGCGCCAACGACGAGCTCGCTATCCAGGTTGAGAGCGCGAATGGCGCGCAAGGCGTCATCGTAGAAATCCTTCTCTAATGCCGTTCACGCGCGTCACCGAAAAGCACATGCCGATCAAGAACTACGTGAACGGCATGGTGTATCACGCAGCGATCTCCAAATGCGTCTCGATCGGCTATGACGAGCGCACCTGGCTGTGGGATGGCACCGACTGGACGTTCCTTGACATCGCCGGCCCTGGGCCTCGCGGCGAGCACGCGATCTGCTACGACTCGGCTCGGCAGCGGACAGTCGTGTTCGGCGGTTTCAAGGAAGGGGACAGCGCTTATAACAGTGAGACGTGGGAGTTCGACGGCTCTTCGTGGACGCTTGTCACGTCGACTGGTCCGTCGGCACGCGGGAACTGTCGCATGGTCTATGACTCGGGTGGCGCGCGCGTGCTCTTGTACGGCGGTGATCTTGCGAGTGCGGGACCGAAGGGAGAGTTCGTCGGCCTCGATATGTGGTCGTGGAACGGCTCGGCTTGGTCATCGCTCGGAGCGCAAGGATCATCGCCGCCCTCGAACTCAACCGGTACCTACATCGGTCCGAGTGTCTTCAACGAACTGCCCTTCGCCTATCCGCCTCCATTTGCCGAAACCGGTTTCAATACGGAGGACCCCGCCGGTCCCGATGCAGCGAAGAACGCTTATCTGCCGACCTCGTTCGATTGGCTCATGGGCGGATTCACGCAGTTCGATTACGTCGTGGCGAGTGATGTTGGCCGCGTCACGTTTTACAAGACCCTGACCGACGATAGTGGAACCGACCTTTTTGCCGCTGCAATATTGGACTTCGCCCCTCCAGGTGGACCCTGGCTGTTCAACGAGCACCCAGAGCATCGTTCAGGCGTCTACTACTACCTCGTCGATTCGGAGTTGATCGTCGAGTGGTACAACGTCACGAAAGGCGACGGGATTCCACGATCCTTTCAGGCGATCTTCACCGCGACTGCTGACACGTGTCGTTTCCAGTTCAAGGACGTACCAGGCGGGTCGGAGAACTATCAGACGTCCCCTACAGCGGGCATGACCTTCGAGTGGGTCTGGTTGAACACATCTGGGTCATGGCAGGGCGCGGTTGCTACTCATTCGTCGCACAACGCTTTTACAGGCATCCCACCGATCAACGACACCAGTGCCTACTCGTTCACGTTCACCCCGCCAGCGGGCGGCAAGTTCAATCCGGGTTCAGATCCTGGGAGTGTAGCCTTCGGGACTCCGGGCAGATCGTGGACCGAACTCGCCTCGACGACACCGCAGTTCCCCGAGGATCGGACCTACTACGGATTCTCATGGCATGGCAATGAGCTAGTTCTCGCGGGTGGCTATAGCACCGACTACGAATCCTGGCAGGACACGTGGACGTGGAGCGGCGTCTGGGTTCAAGAGGCAGTCGGCTCGCCACTCGGCTATCGCACCGAGATACAGATGGCCTACGATTCCACGCGCGGCCGGTCGGTGCTCTTCGGGGGACACTTCGACTACACCAACACTGTCGTCAATGAGACGCTGGAATGGACGGGCTCCGCGTGGACGATCGCACGCGCCGGCGACACAAATGGCCTCGGCGGATCAGCAGCACCCTCCTACTTTCATACAGACGGCGGGATCGCATTTGATTCGGCGCGCGGCGTCGTTGTTCTAACTGACGGGCAACTCACCGGCCTGCTTCCCCACATGGGCGAAACGTGGGAATGGAACGGCACCGCTTGGACGCGCGAAACGAATTATCCGCCGCCACGCCGCGGCCCCGCAGCCTACGACGCGGCACGCGACGAGCTCGTCATCGGGCCAGGGATCACGAACGGCGGGGGCACGCTCGTTAGCGAAGAGCGTCCCGTCTTCACATGGCATTGGGATGGGACAGCGTGGACGCGAACCGCTGTCGTTCCCGCAGCCGGAATCACAAACTGGTTCGGCGCGATGATGGCCTACGACTCGACACGCCAGCGTGTCGTGCTCTTCGGCGGCTCGATCAACGGTGCGAACTCGAATCGCATCTTCGAATGGGACGGCACTAGCTGGACTGAGAAGACACCCGGCTCGGGGAATCCGTCCGGTCGACGCACCGGCGCATTCTTCTTCGACCCCACGATCAACAAATGCGTGCAGTGGGGCGGCAACGGTGGCAGCAACGAGACGTGGCTCTGGGACGGCACGGCGTGGACTCAGTGGACGCAGGGGGGCGCAGTTCCAGCGAACGTATTCTTCGCACCCAACGCATACGACCTCGGGCGAGACAAGGGTGTCCTCTACCGAGTGACTGAGACGTGGGAATGGACTGGCGGAACCGGCTGGGTACAGATCACGACCTCTTCGAATCCCGGAAGTCTCGACGAACCAGGCATGGCCTACACCGGTGATAACAAGATCGTTCTGTTTGGTGGAACTGCCCTCAACGCTGACATCTGGGAATACGACGGCACCGACTGGACAAACGTTGGAGCCGCGACGGGGCAGCTCGTTCATGGTCGACGCGGACACGCGATGGTCTACCACTCCGGCCTCGGCTCAGCACTCATGTATAGCGGCCAAGACTACGACTACTCCAATTATTGGAATGACATCTGGACGTATGGGGCCGTTCTGCAAGGCGCGTGGGGATGGCACGAAGACGCGCCCGTATGGTCACTGATCTAACGAGGAGTCCCGTATGGCTCTAACCTCGAAACTCACGATCAAAGCCGAAGAGACGTATTCGAAAACGATCGGCGTAGCGACTGCCAACTTTCCTCTCGTCTTCCAAAAACTGATCAGTCTCGCAGACGGAACCACGGCCGATAAGGCAGACAAACTTTATCACGCGACCCGCACGCTCTCAGCGAGCACGAGCGAGGATCTCGATCTCGCCGGCAGTCTGTTGGATCCGTTCGGAGATACGCTGACGTTCGCACGCATCAAGGGCTTAATCGTCGCCGCCGCCGCGGCGAACACGAATAACGTTGTTGTTGGTGGTGCCGCGTCCAACATATTCATCAACTGGGTCTCGGATGCGACTGACAAGGTCGTCGTCCGACCAGGCGGCGTCTTCGGCATCATCGCACCCGACGTAACCGCCTACGCGGTCACTGCTGGCACCGGTGATCTGCTCCGCGTCGCGAACAGTGGTGCTGGCTCGAGCGTCACCTACGACATCGTCATCGTCGGCAGCAGCGCCTAAGGAGGTTCGTATGACGTCACGCGTCACCATTCATATGGTTGTTGGATTCCTCGGCACCATCTCACTCGCCACGGTCATTTTCTCCGGTCTCCTCGCCTTGGATACGAAAGCGATCCCAGGCGAGCTCATCGCGCTCGGCTCAGGAGCGATCGGCGCGCTCGGTGCCCTCCTCGCGAAAACGTCAACAACACCTGAGCAGACGCAGAACATCGTCACCAGCGCGCCCCTCTCCGCTCCACTTGGGACGGGTGCGAGTACGGCTGGGCCAGGGAGCGATGTGTGATGGCGACTGGCCCTTGGTGGTTCCCCATTCGCAAAGCATCCTGGTACTCGTTGCGTCGCCCCGACGACTCTTACGGCCGACCGGGCTATCAATCATGTGGTGGACAGCGCACACATCAGGCGATCGATATCTCCGTGCCGATCGGCGCCGACTGCCTAATGGTGCTCGACGGAGAGATGGTTTGGCGCGGCACCTATGGCGACCTCGGCCTCGTCCTTGAGGTCGCCATCCCCATCGAAGTTGATGGCAAAGCTCGTACCGGATTCCTCCGATACTGTCATCTCGCCGGCGCTGTCGGCTTCCCCCGCGGGAAGAACATCGGTGCCAAGTATCACGTCGCTGAGGTCGGACGTTCGGGTCGCACCTCAGGGCCACATCTACACCTTGAGCTCGGCCTCAAGCCGATCCGTTCAGCGCGCTGCCCAAAAGTGAACCTAACTCGCGCTGTCCAGCAAGCGTATGACCTTCGGAGATTCGCAGCGTGATGAACGATGGCAGCCTTCGGGCCGTGTCCGGGCTGCAAGCGACTCGACGCGACCCCCCACTGCGGAGACGATCGTTGCGGCTGGGTGCGCTGCCAACTCTGCGGCGCCACCTACGATCCGTATTCGGGACGCTGGTTCCCCAAACAAGACTTGCCGCGCCGGCCAAAACGCTAGGGGAGGCGCCTTGTGGCTCGCGATAGCGGCGATCGATCCCGGAGTCGCCGGGCTCCTGACGGCGGTCGGAACGATCCTCGGCCTGGTCGTAAAGACGCTGATCGACTGGCGGAAGGATCGAGCAGCGGCGAAAGCCGAGGCAGCGAAGGACTCCCAACTCGTTCGCAAAGAGACGCTCGCGAATTATCTGGAAGGCTATCAACGCCTCGTGGACGACCAGGCGCAGGAGAACAAGCGGCTGCTAGAGCGGATTCAGATTTTGGAACGACAAGTCTCGGACCTATTGCGGGAGGTTCATCTGTTGAAGTCTCGCCGCCGCCGCGAAAAACGTGGAAAAGCGACCTAATCGTCTATGCGATCCTCGCCGCGGTGATCGTATTCGCTGCGCTGACCCAGGTCGGCGCAGCTGAGCAGCGTCGCCGAATCGAGGAGTTGCAACGCTCCACGAACGTGCTGCTGGCCGAGTTTCGAGACGCGCTCGCTCGCGGACCCGAGGCGACCCGGCAAGCCATCGCCGAGATCGTGAGGGGACTCTCCGATGAGATCAGCCGACAGATCATCCAGCACGATCAGCGGACCCGCGAGATCGTCCGGCAGGAGACGATCGAGCGGCAGACGACCGTCGTCGTGATCGTGACCATGATGCCCTCACCGCGGCCAACCGCGACTGTGACCTGTAATCCGACTCCCGTCGTCGGCAACTGCCGGAGAAGCTAGTCCTTAATTCTGTAGTGGCGAGCCCCCGCTCTCGTAGCGGGGGCTCTCGCTTTCTCCTACGTCTTGGGGGCAGCCATCCCCACGGCGAAGACACCCATCGCGTAGAAGAACTTCTCAAATCCCGGAATGTCAGGCCCCGCATCCTGACCAGCGAGACCGAAAACGACCGCCGCGATGATGAACAGGACGCTGCGCACATTCAACCAACGCTCCATCGCTCCCTCCCCCAGGGTTCAGGCTCAGCGGAAGGATAAACGCTCCGCCGCTCGAGCCAACTCTTCTGGGAAAACCTGCATATAGATCGCGGTGCTCTTCGGATCTGAATGCCTCAGTCCGAGCTGGACGAGGGCCTGATCAGCGCCGGCCGCGCGGAGGTAGGTTGCATACGAGTGGCGCAGTTGGTGGAGGCGGAGCGTGATCGGCAGGCCCGCTTGTTCGCAGATGCGATGATGTGCGTTGGACATCCACGTGCCGCCGATCGGGCGCCCTGAGCGGAACGGCGAGGGGAGGAGCCAGACGGGATCGTTGTGAGCCGTGCGGAGACGCATCAGGAGCCCCTCCGTGCGCGTATGGATGGGCACCCGAGCCACCTTCGAGCCCTTCCCGGTGACGTCGCACCAGGTGCGTCCGTCGGCTTGGAAGAACCAGTTCCAGCGCGCGTGCCGAATCTCGGACCGTCTCCAGCCTTGATAGAGGCCGAGGATGGCGATGGTCTCGTAGCAGAGGCCGAGGTCGACCGCGGCAGCCTCGTAACGTGAACAGGCATTCAGCTCGAGGGGCCGAGGCGCGTGCTTCAAGGTTGGTGGTCGACCCACGGTTCGCGCCGGATTGTCCTTCCGAAGGCCTTGAGCAATAAGGAAGTCATAGAAGGCTTGCAGGGCAGCGATATACCCGGTCTGCGTCGTCGGATGCGGAGAGAGTTTGCCGAGCACGTAGCGGAGCGTTCGGACGTCGCCAGCGAGGATCGAATGCCCACCCGCCTGAGCGATCTCGATCGCCTTCATGACGCGCCGCCGATACCCATAGCGACTCTCTCGAGCCAATGGTTTGGGACGCCGGTCGGCCATGTAAGCGGTGAATCCGAGCATGAGACCATCGAGCTTCTTCTTCGAGCGTTCCATGGCGCGCAGCCGACTCCTCGCCACCCCCTTGGCTGCGTGATGGCCACAGCAGGAGCCGAACGATTGTTCGACTATTCGCACCCTACGATCGCGTGCGACAATCGAAGCCGCATTGCGGCTGGTCATTGAGTTACACGCCTGTAGTACGGCCGGTCAGACGCGAGAAGGATCGGAAAACATTTCTTCCCAACTCATTCCGGACAGGCACCGAGTGTCGTAGTGGTGTGCTAGTATCCAGAACAGTTGAAAACCGAGATGTGGGGTCGTAGCTCAAGGGATAGAGCGCCTGCCTGCTAAGCGGGAGATTCGGGTTCGAAGCCCGGCGGCCCCACACCTTCTCGGAGAAACAGAAGGGACCCCAAGTGGGGTCCCAGAACAGAGCGCCTGCCTGCTGAGGCAAGGATAGCGCATGAACCGCAAACCCGTAAACGACCAAGTCCTGGAAGCCGTGGAACGAGTCCGGCAAACAGCGGCACGTCACCGCGAAACGGAACGAGCCGAACAAGCCGCGCGGCGAGACATGGTCGAAGCGATCGTCGAAGCGCGCGCGGCCGGCGCGACGCTGCGGTCGATCGCGCAAGCAGCCCACGTAACGCATGGCTGGATTACGCAGCTGGTTCAGAAGCACGCTCGAGAACGGGTGCCCCGCTCGCAGACGGGCGTGACCGCGACCGCTCACGTTTCTGTATCGCCACCGACGAAAACCGCGACGGGATAGCGGTTCGTGCGAGCATCGTTGCAGGTAGAGGGGCAGGTGTTGAGAACCCCCCTTCCCGACGAGAACGCTTAGACGTCCGTCGTCCCAGCTTGCGACGCATCGACGGATCCTGCGAGCCTCGTCGCGCGTTCGTATTACTTGACCGGATGGACGAGGGGCGGCTGGATCCAGCGACCGTTTCGCGGTCGCGCCAGGGCGCTACGACTTTTGGGGCGAACACCCTCACATAATCCTTGGGGAGAAACTGCTCGACCGAGAGGCCAAACGCAGCAGCGATTCGGATCATCGTGTCGACCTGAGGCACATTCTGACCTACCTCAATCTGGCCGAGTGTCGACTTTCCGATTCCCGCCAGGCCGGCGAGCAGCTCGAGTGACCAGTCCCGCGATTCGCGTTCCTCGCGAATCTTTCGACCTACCTCAACTGCGATATCCAGCCTGCTAGGTAGGGCTTCCATACCGATTCCTCCCGCCATGAATGGGTGTTCGGAATATTGCACGTAATCAGAGTCCTTGACAAGGACTAAATAACGTTCTAGGTTCCGTCCGTCACTACGGACAAGACCGGAGATTGAGTCGATGGGTCAGAAAGTCACGCCAGAGCGTATCCGCGAACTCACTCTCGCGGGCTTGAGCGTTCGTCAGATCGCCGCTGCGACGGGCGTCTCAACACAGCGTGTTTACCAAGTACTCGACGAACTTGGCGTCGAGCCAGCGAAGCCAAAGAAGGAGGCTGTGACTACTAAGTGATGTGGGTGCCGCCTCACGCGGCACC